ACCCGGTGCTCACCTGGATGGCCAGCAACGTGGTGGCGCACCTGGACGTCAAAGACAACATCTACCCAAGGAAGGAGAGGCCAGAAAACAAGATCGACGGCATCGTGGCACTGATCATGGCGCTCTCGAGGGCTATCAAGCCCGGGGAGAACGTGGTGCTGGGATCCGACTACGAATTGATGCTGCTCTGAGCGAGCTGACCGGATTGTTTTCTGACATTTACCGATGGGACTACTGAATTTCTTCGAGCGATTTCGTGCATCGAGCGATGACAGATCCACTTTGGGAGACTTTTGGTTTGAGCCGGTCTCGATCCGGTCGGCAACGGGTCTGCGCGTCTCGCCTGATGGGGCGCTTCGCCTCTCGGCGGTGTATGCCTGCGTACGCATCTTGTCAGAGACGATGGCATCGCTTCCGATCGTGCTGTATCGAAAGCGTGAAGACGGCGGCAAAGACCGGGTGACCGATCACTGGCTTTACCGGCTGTTGTGCCGTCGTCCTAACCGCTATCAAAACCCTTTTGAGTGGCGGGAGATGCTTCAGGGCCACCTTGCGCTCAGAGGCAATGCCTACTGTCAGATCATCACCAACCCCCGTGGCGAGATCACCGAGTTGCTGCCTATCCATCCCGACCGGGTCCGCGTTGAGGTGATGCGCTCTGGCGAGTTTCGATATCGAATCACCGATCGCTTTGGCGATGAAACCGTCCTTGCCCGAAGCGCCGTCTGGCACCTGCGAGGGCTGTCCTCTGACGGCGTCATGGGCATGAACCCGATTGAACTTGCACGTGAAAGCCTTGGGATCGCGCTCGCTGCTCAGGACTATGGGTCACGCTTTTTTGCCAATGATGCCAAGCCATCGGGCGGCTGGATTGAGTTTCCGGGCTCCTTCAAAGATCCCGAGGCTAAAAAGGTCTTTCGCGAGTCCTACCAAGCGGCCCAGTCAGGTGCCAACCGCGGCAAGGTGCTGGTCCTGGAAAACGGGATGAAGTTCCATGAGGTGGGCGTGACCAACAAGGACGCCCAGTTTCTGGAGCTTAGAAAGTTCCAGATCACCGATATCGCTCGGCTATTTCGGGTGCCGCCCCACATGATTGCAGACCTGGACCGCGCCACGTTTTCGAACATCGAGCAGCAGTCGCTCGAGTTCGTGATGCACACCATGACGCCCTGGGCCGAACGCTGGGAGGCATCGATCGAAGCGGAACTTCTGCTCGATAACGATCCGCTGGAGATTGAGTTTGACTTTGCCAACCTCATGCGCGGTGATGCAGCCAGCCGCTCGGCCTACTACCAAAGTGGAATTCAAAACGGCTGGCTCACGCGCAACGAGGCGCGGATCGCCGAGAACCTGAACCCCATTGACGGCTTGGACGAGCCGCTTCGGCCGCTCAACATGGTCGAAGAAAACCACGCTGACAAGGCCGACCCAGAAACCCAACGGACTGGCCAGCGTCCAGATGACACGTCCGAATCCGACTCAGACGCCTTCGGCGCATCTGATCCCCCGATCCACCGAGGAACCTACTCATGAATCCATCCCTGCTGGTCGCTGAATGTCTGGCTACCCCCTGGGCGCTGATGCCAGAGCGCCTTCATGCGCTTGCAAGCGTTGTCACCCGCTGGTCAGTGGGCAATGCGGCCGACCCCGATACCCTCAAACAAATCGAAATTGACCGCGTTGCCCGCGAGATCCGCCGCGCATCCAATGCTGCGCCTGCTCCAAGTGGAATCGCCGTTCTTCCTCTTTACGGGGTCATCACCCAGCGCGGCAATATGGTCGATGCCGTTTCGGGCCCAGGGATGACAAGCACGCAGCAGTTTTCTGCGGCCTTGCGTGAACTCGTTGCCGACAAGAGCGTCAGCCAGATCCTGATCGACATCGATAGTCCTGGCGGCAGTGTCTATGGCGTTTGCGAACTGGCCGACGAAATCATGGCGGCGCGGGCGCAAAAGCCTGTGGTGGCCATCGCCAACTCCCTGGCCGCCTCTGCGGCCTACTGGATTGGCTGCGCTGCCAGCGAGTTCTACGTCACCCCTGGGGGTGAAGTTGGGTCGATTGGCGTGTGGCAAGCGCACCAGGACTTCAGCCGGGCACTTGATGAGGCCGGTGTTACCACCACGCTCATTTCGGCGGGCAAGTTCAAGGTCGAGGGCAACCCCTACAGCCCGCTCGACTCAGAGGCGCAATCTTTCATGCAGTCCCGGGTGGACGAGTACTACGCTGCCTTTGCCAAAGCCGTCTCGCGCGGCCGGGGGATTCCGATCGCGCAGGTCCGAGATGGGATGGGTCAAGGCCGGGTTGTAGGCGCGCAAGTCGCTCTTGAGCAAAACATGGTGGATGGCGTTGCCACGCTTGAGGACGTGCTCAGTCGAATGCAAAAGCGCGACAGGCAGAGCCCGCCCGGTTTGAGATCGCGTACTTCTCAGATCGATCGCGCGCGTGCGGCTCTCGTGCTGCTGGGATAAACGACCATGATCACGGCTGATATGCGTGGTGCGATCGAGCGTAACTGCGGACCTCCGCGCATGATTGCTTCAAATGAGTAGCCCCTAGGGTCACTCCTATCGATTCATTTTTGCCGCCACACCCGTGGGTGTTGGGCGGCTTTGTTTTTTTCTGGAGATCCAAATGAGTAAACAACTTCGTGAACTGCAGGCTCGCAAAGCGGGCCTGATCAAAGACGCCCGCGCGCTCACCGATGCAGCAGCTGCCGAGCAGCGCGATATGAATGAGGAGGAGATGAACGCCTTCGATGCCTTGAAGCTTCGAATCGAAGCGGCGTCAGCGGCCATTGACCGTGAGTCGGCGCTGATTGCCGAGGAGGCCCGAATGGCCATGCTGCCCGACGATTCGGCGCGAGGGTTCGTGACCGTCACGGACAACCGGGAGGCAGACCCCCGCCACGGATTCAAAAGCGTGGGCGAGTTCCTCAAAACGGTCTGCCATGCTCAAAAGCCTGGCAATGGCATCGATGAGCGCTTGCTGATCGGCGCTAACCGGGGTGCCGCGGTTCCTGCCAACTTCGGAGCCGAGGGCTCGGGCCAGGACGGCGGCTTTCTGGTGCCGCCGCAGTTTGCCCAAGAAATCTTCCAGCTCTCTCTGGGTGAGGACTCCCTCTTGCCGATGACCGACAACGTCGAGATCACGGGTAACACCATGGCGTTTCCCAAAGATGAGACCACGCCCTGGGGCACCAACGGCATTCGCGCCTACTGGCAAGGCGAGGCAACGCCTGCGGCAGGCACCAAGCCGGTGCTGGGTCTGGCGAGCCTTCGCCTCAAAAAGCTGATGGCCTTGGTGCCGGTCACAGACGAATTGCTTGACGATACCAACGCGCTTTCAACCTACTTGCCGGACAAGATCGCCACCTCGATCCGCTGGAAGACCAACGAGTCGATCCTGTTTGGCTCGGGCACCGGCGTGCCCATGGGTTGCATGAGCGGTGGATCCACCGTGACAGTTGCCAAGGAGACCGGACAGGCCGCTCAGACGCTGCTTGCCCAAAACCTGGCCAAGATGATCTCGCGCCTGCCCCCAGGGTCGTTTTCCAAGGCGGTCTGGATCGTCAACAACGACGTCTTGCCCGCGCTCTTCACGCTCACCTTGGGCAACTACCCCATTTACCTGCCTGTTGGCATCAATGTCGGTGGCATCCAGGTCTCGCCCTACGGTTCTTTGCTGGGCCGCCCGGTCTTTGTCTCGCAACACGCCAACACCTTCTCGGGGCAAGGCGATGTGCTGCTGGCAGACCTTTCGTACTACCAGACGATCACCAAGGCTGGCGGCATGCAAACGGCAACGTCCATGCACCTGTATTTCGATGCGGATCTGACGGCTTTTAGGACCACCTTCCGCATGGACGGGCAGTCCAAGCTGGCAGCACCGATCTCGCCAGCCAAGGGAAGCGCTTCGCTTTCTCCCTTCGTGCAACTCGGTGCCCGCTGATCGGTAGCCGTCAATTCGTTTCAATTCTTCAAGGAGAACGCATATGTTTCCCAACGCAAAGGGCAGTGAACTGCTCGCCATCCTGGCTACGCTCGATCCCTCCAGCCAAGCGGCCGGAACTGTTACTACGGGCTGGATCTCAGTGGCAAACCACCACGGCCTTCTGGCCATTGTCCAGACCGGCGTGCTCGGCACAGGCGCTACGGTCGATGCCAAG